TTTCGCAATAGTCTTTTTCTTTGCTAATTTGATTTTTCTAATCTGCTTATCATCATCAATGTCTTCGTCATAAACATAATCTTCCATTAAGTCAGTTATGTCATCTGAGTCTAAACCTTTTTCTGTGGCAGTTAAATACTCTCTTAGCAATTTGTCAGGTTCCATTTCATCATAATTCTTTTGCAGTTTTGCAAAGTCATCGAATCCACGACCTGTATCTTTTATATACTTTAGGTATGTTGACACATCTTCAGGTAGAGGTGATTCCTCTCTCTGCATATTTAATTCACTTAATGAATTAATGTCTTTACCATATCTATTTTTAATAAATGAAAGAACGTCTTCCTCGTTTAACTCTGAGGATTGAGTTGTATTTTCTTCTATATTTTCTTCAGCCTTTGGCTCTTCTACCTTCGTTTCTTCGACAGGAGTATCTACTACACTTGTTTCTTCAGATGTTGTTTCTGAATTTCTTACCTCGTGCTTTTGAAGCAGTTCCTGCTCTAATTGTTGTGTTGACTTCTCTTCCGAGCCTTCAACTTCTTTTACTTTGAATTCCATATTGTTTTATTAGATTTAATTTATACAAAGTTAAGTAAAAATTATTATAGTTTTAACTCGATTATCGAGGGTTGAACTCTGCTAAATCGAAACCATCTAAACTATCCTCGTTAGACTCAAAGTTTATTGGCGGTAAATTATTTTTACGTTGATTAATCATTTTAGATTGCTCTGTAGATTGCTGAGATATTCGACTTGCTTTAGCCTCTTCTCTTGATGTTTCTCTACTTTGTAGTAGTTGACCATCAGCTTCTCTTAGTTGCATATTTAGTTCGAACTCTTGTTGCATTAGTCGTGATTTCAAATCAGCTTCTGCTTTTAGCTTTTCAATTTCAAAAGCAATGTCAGCTTGTCTAAATTGCATCTTAGCTTGAGTTTCAGCTTGAAGCTTTGCTTGAGCCATTTGACCTGCCATCTCTTGAGACTTGAGTTGTTGCTGAGACTGCATAGCTTGTTGCTGCATAGCCATCTTCTCTTCTCTTTCCTGCTTCGCAATCCTCTTCATTTTAAGAAGTTGATTAGCAAGTTTTAAGTTTCTTAACTCACGAATATCAATAGCATCCTCCAAATTAATATCGCCTTTAGATAGAGCCATTTGTATATTGCCTTCCAATTGTTGTTTTTGTTCTTCATCGGGAGCCATCTCTATAAAGATTCCGAAATCGTAGATATATAAATCATTAATATCTCCGAGTATGGATACGTTATATTTTCCTATTTGGTTTATAAATTCTTCTTTAAAGTCTGCATACTGTAAGATATCTGCCACCCTATAGGTAGTTGCTTCAGCAAGGCTTTTATAAATATATAAGCTACCGTCTAAAATATGTCTTGTAGCTACATTAGAATTTAAAGCTGCTAATTTTTGCAATCCAACTAATGAGTTAGGGTCAGGAGTACTCCCATCTCTTGCTTCGTTTAAACCTGTTACAAGTCTAATTTGATTTAAGTAATGATTATAATTACTTAATAGCATTTGAGTTTTAGCTGCTCCTGATGATGACTGTAATTCTTTTATTGGAACTCTTGCTTGGTTGTAGTCTCCTTCTTGAGTATAACTTCTACCAATAACAGAACCTGTTTGGAAGTATAGCCTTAATGCATCTTCAGGATTGTAGGCATTGCCTGTTCCTAAATCAACTTCACTTAATCCATCAGCATCAATAAAAACTCCATCCGGTACAACTCTCGAAATAACTTGCTGAAGTTTTAAGTGTGTTATCTGAATTAAATCTGCAAATGGAATCATTCGCCTTACTAAAGACTCTATAACACCTTTGTACATTCTTGGTGCAACGGCTACATAGTTAGGTATAGCGTGTTGAGTTGCTGATTGTGGTCTAACCATATTCTCGGCTAATGCCCATTTTAGAATTATGTTAGTACCCATTACCATTACCCCATCATACCATACATCAATAGTCTTAGACTCTTTTGTAAAGTTCCCTTCCTCTTGCATATCAAGAGGTGGATTGAAAGAGTCATCTTTCTCAATCATACTTACATTACCATTGTCTTTTACTTTTCTTTTATAAACTACTTTTTTTGTAGTCTTATAATTAAAGTACATAAGGGTTGCAGTATCTTTAAAAAAGATATCGTTCTGATAGTATTGTGAAGCATTATTATAATCATACCAACCTTGTGCATAGCTTGATATCTCCTGCAAATCTTCATTATTAAGAGAGGGGTCAATTTTAACTAACTCGGTAATTGGGACGTTTTTAACTTCTCCCCAATAAAAACAATCTTTAAAGTGAGGGTCTTCTGTATAGCTAAATACAACATTAGCAGGGTCAACATATCTTAATTTAACACCGTCTCCTGCTAAGAACTCGTGCTTTGCTACAGATATACCTAACACAGTCAAATCATAATCTAACTGTTTTCTTATATCGTTATATTTATTAGACTCGAATATAGTACTTATAGCTTCTTCTTCAGCAATTTCAATTGCAGGTTTGTAGTTAAGCTGCATATATAACTTTAACTCTTCGTCTCCTGCAGGTAGGTCATCCGGGTCCATAGTAAAAGGATTTACTCCGGTTTTTTTCTGAATAACCTCAAGCATAGGCTTTGCTGCCATTTGCCCTTCAATCATTTGCTGATACTTACTTCTCTTAGATTGAGACATAGCATCTTGAGCATACGCTTTCGCATAAAACTCTCTGTCTTGTAATCCATTAACTACAATGTCTACAAACTTAGGTAGAATAGGAACGGGAGTCCAATCCAAGTTTAGATAAGACAAATCTCCGTCTACGGCTAATTCATTTTTATATTTACCTACACCTTGCTCTCCTCTTGCGTACAACTTTAATCTATGGAATTCACTCCAACGACTAAAGAATCTACTACCTGCCCCATCCTTTTTAAACCACTCGTATTGAATAGCCTGTCCTACTTGTAATCCAAATTCGTCTGTAGCTTTCTCTGAATCTGAAACAAATTGACTTGGAAATACTGCAGACGATATGTTTATGTCTACTTTTTTCATCTAATAATTTCGCTATATTTGCCTTTGTTACTATACCTTGCAAAGTTAATCTTTATTTTTGAAACTTTTTTCTCAGGTAAATAGAGGTGTTTCTGTGTTGCCATTATAGCCAAGCCTGAACTAATTGATGCATCATACTTGGTTCTATTGCTAATATCAAACTTTGCCCAATCCTCTAATGTCCTTGTAAAGACCATATCTCCCACATCCATATCTTCTTTCATACCTACACTTGATTCTATGTAGGACTCAATAGCGGAAGCGTGTGCTTGTTTTACCGCTTCACTTGAGTTAGGTATCCCACCTAATTCTTTTTCTGTCTTAGAAAGCTTTATATAGTCCTTGTCGGGTCTATTCATACAAAAGCCTCTATAACCTCTATTCTTAAAATGGTATAACAAACGGGGTTTGTTGTTTTCAATTAGAATCGGCATACCATAAAACACACAAGCCATTAATACATCTTCAAAAAATATCTCTGCCGTTTGCGGTCTCGCTATATATTCTAAGAAAAATTCATTACTTGGTGCCTCTTCCATAGAAAACATCGTCTTCCCGTGTAGTGCTCCATTAGAACCTCCTCCTCCAACTACTCCCGATATATCATAACTATCACAACCAAAAGCACCTATGTGCTCGTTTCCGGGGTGCTTTATTCCTCGTTTATTTATTACCCTGTTTTGTAAGTCTTTATTCGGAGTCCAAGATACTAAAAATCTACCACTGTTATTCGGACTGAAAATAACCTCAGTATCTTTAATCCCATTTTTCCAACTTAACGAACCTCTTGTTATGTGATGTGCTTTAATTAAAGAATCGTTGTAATCTATTTGTTGGTATATTTTTGTAAGATTAAAAATAGACTGTTTGCTTTCATCTCTAAAAGCGTGGGACTCTGTTCTTGGAAATTGTCTGTAAAATTCATTCAAAGCATCGGGGTCGTTCTTAAGAGAATCAACCTCGTTTCTCCAATAGTTCAATGCCCCTTGTTTTATATCCTCATTATCAATACCTAAAATTCTTTCTTTATCGCCCATTTCAAATACAGGCATACCGTATCTATCTATAAAGCCTTCCATATTCCATTCCATTGGGATGAAAAGTGAATATAGTCCGCTTTTAGTTTGACCATTTGCATTTCTTTTTGTTACATCGGAATCTCTATAAAGGTTTTTAAAATTATCACCACCCTTGTCAAGTGCATTTGACGTTGAACCCATCATACATTTACCAATAATCTTGCTCCCTAATCGTAAACAAGTCTTTGTAACTCGCCAATTATTTAAAATGTTGTTCGGCTTTATCCATTTTCCACTCTCATCGTGAACTAATAAAAGTAATTTCTCACCATCATAAGAGTTATCATCAGTGTTCTTCCAATCTATTGTAGTGTCTAACCCAAACAACTCATCGCTGCTAACGTCATACATATTTTTTTTTGTAATTTTTGCAGCAGGGATTCTAAAAGCTAATTCAGTTTTAGGTTTGTCCATACCATCCATAATAGGTTTAAAGAAAAAAGGAAGTCTACTATTAATAGGTACAACTTTGTCTGTAAACATTTTCTTAGCATCACTACCCGTCTTTGACAAGATGCCAACCCTCGAATCTTTTGCAAGTGTTCCTGTGTTAACACATTCAGATGATGACATAAAAGAAAAACCTGAACGTCTTATCTTTAAGTAAATCATTCCAAAACTTCTTGTGTCTGCTTTAGAAGCTTCCCAATAAATATAAAGTAATCTGTTAGCCTCTCTAAAATCAGGATACCCAATATCAATAGATGCCCACTGTAAATACATATAGTGAGACCCGGTTATATATGTTGGCACACCTTTGGACATAAACCAAAAGCCTTGTTCTCTTCTATCAAACTCCTCTTCAACATAGTCAACCCACCTATCCTTAAATGATGAGTCCATTTCGTTCCACTGAAATATAGACTGTATTTTATCTAATGCTTTTGGAATAATCTCACGCTCCCAATATTGTTCTTCGGGATTTTTGTGTCTTTGAAGACACTTTTTTGGAACTGCAGGAAGTGCTATTCTAAGTCCACCTATATTTATAACATCTCCTATCTGACCGTTATTAGATATAACGACAAAATCATACTTAGAGTCGTACCCGTATTTCCACGTTTTAGCCTTGTTCTTAGACGTTAAAACGTTTTTTGGTACAACACCCTCGAGAGTATTATATAAGCTATTTAGACCTTCTTTCTGCAAACCCTTGTTTAGTATCAGTTTTACTCGCTCCTTTCTCTAAGGATTCGATTGCTTCTCTTTCAGATTCAATTCTATTTAGAATCTCAAATGCATCAAATATAGCCAACTTCTTTGTTGCTGCTGCATTCTTTAACTTATCAGCCGACAAGTCATCTTCAGGGTCGTGTTTAATAATCTGCTCCTTCGCTACTTTTATCAGTTGCTCCACTGCCCGGTGACCTGCTTCTATTATTTTTAATTTTATTTCTTTTGTGTTCATTTCTAATACGTTTAGCATTCTTCAACGGATAGTCCTGCTCGTTCCATTCGTCTTCCCAATAAATATACTTACTCATAATAACTTCTTGTATCTGTATGATGCCTGTAATTTACCACAATCTCTTCGTCAATCTCTATATCTCTTTCTGCAATCAAAATCATATCGTTGTTATCTTTAAAATAATAAAATTTTGCGTTGTGTTTTTTAGAGTGATTTGTATACCTACCTGCTAAACTACGAACCCCGTCAATAATTCCGTGTCCGATAACATCTCCCTTTTCAAAATCTTTAGATGCCATAATGCCGATACCCTCTATATCAGAGTCCTGAACCTCGTACCCTTCTTCTCCAAAGTCTACAACAGGACCTGCTTCTTTCTCAAACTCATCAGAGTTTATATAGTTGTTTAAGGTTTCTAAGTCTACATTTTGTTCTTCAAGAAATTTATAAAAGTCATTCATTATTCTATTTTTTTTAAAAAACATACTTGTATTAACCTTGCCTCTTCAGCAACTCCATAATTTTCAAAAATATTTCTTGAATGGTATAAGTCTGAATTGAACACAACAAGCCTGTTGTATGCAGCTTTTAATACACAACTCTTTTTTCCTTTATGGTACAATGTGGTCCCATCTTCTTCAGGGTGTTTTTTGTTTAAATAAAGAATTGCAGTTAAGTCCCCCATCATTTCATCTGTATGAATCCAATTCGGTTCCTCTTGGTTTTTTGGAGACCTTCTTACGAAGTTTAGTACAGTCTCGTGATTAGGGTACGCAAAGCTTAAATATTCAAACAACTCATCTTCCCCTCTTATCTGAACACTTTTAAACAAGTCCTGCTCTAACTGAACATCTTCAAATCCAAAATCATAAATACTATTAACGTATGTGTCTACATCGCCAATAACCTCTTCGTAAATACCTATATTCATAACACCATTACTATTTGATGGTCAAACATTCTATATAGTTTTTCCCCATCTAAATTAAATTCATATTCGCTATCAGGCTTAAAGGATACCTTATCACCTTTGTTAACCCCTTGGCTTACTAAGTACTCATTTGGGTACTTAATGTAGCCAACTAAAGGTTCTTCTTTAATGTTTTTATAAAGATACGACTCTTCCACTTTAGATGGTTTAACGAAACAATACCTATCAACCGCATTCCATTGTGTCCCATCGTGGTAAGCATAATACTGCTCTTCCTCCACGAAAAACAAATCATCTTTGAAATAACTTTTACCACTTGTTTGTTTGCCCTTCATATCATTGTAATACTTAAATACATTATGATGAACCAACAAAACATCTCCCACCTGTATTGGACCTTTATATCCAAGGGGGAGTTCAATAACTTTTGCTTCTCTATTAGAGAATTTAAAATCTTCTTGAGATGTGCTTACGACAATGTCTAAGCCTGATATATTTTTGGTGTTTGTGTATCGTTTACCGTTTAAAGGTTTTACGATAAAAGAAAAAGGTGATTTCATAATTTAATTTATGAGCCACAACCGATACAATCTATATGTGAATCAGTTGGCTTGACTCCATTTAATTTCATTTCAATATTGTGAATCTCATCTGCAATAGACATAGACTCCATCCAATCGGTAATTTTATCTTTTTCAAGTTTTAAGACCTCAATTTTTTCTATGAGTTCTTTTCTTTCGCTTTCAGACATTATATAAAATTTATATTGTACTCGATTGATACAGGCATAGTAGATGTGAATTCTTTCCACAACATAATCTCGTCATCACTCTGTATATAGATAAGTATTGACTCTCGCTCTTCTACAAATTTTATTAAGTGTATTGTGTAGCTTCCGTTAAGAACAGACTGACCTGTTATGTAGTGCATAGCACCACCCTTGTAATCAGGTCCTATTGATATTTTTCTTATATCCATTACTTATTGTATATTCTTAGTTCGAACATTCCTTCTATAATATCAAGTGCAGAAGGTGCGAAGTTAGAGTCTAAAATATCTAAAAATATATTAGTATTGTTATCTGTTGTGTTATAGAATGCTTGTACTCCACCTGATTTGTCTCCACCTCTACCGTTGCATAGTATTAATACCTGACTACCAAGGACTCCACTGAATACTATTTCTACCTGTTCATTAAGACCTGTTGTTCTTGTCCAAGAAAAATTACCTCCCGTGTTGTTTTCAAGTTCCTGAACTGAAACCGAAAGTCCGTTTGTAGAGTATCTCGCTGCATAGCTTGTGTAGGGTCTGCCACCGCCACCGCCACCGCCACCGGTATATTGAGGGACGTTTAAAGTGTTAGTGGAAGAATTATAAGTTGCCGCACCACTTGTCCCGGTTGTGGTTAGAGTGGTCATAGCATTAAAAAACTTTAGTTCCCCTGCACCACTTATATACTGACTATTTACTCCATTAAAATCTAACTCTATTCTCGGGGTAGTAGTAGAATCAAATACTCTTAAGTCTATAGAGTCTGCAGGTGTCGGGTTAACTAAAACCGAAACATCAGTAACTGTGCCACCGCCACCACTCGTAGTGTAATTAGGTATGTTTAAAACACCACCTATTAATGTAGCTACACCTGAAGTCCCTACGGTTGTTAATGAGCCTATTAAACCCAACACATTTGTAGTGTCTAAGAAAATAGTATTACCAACTTCGGTTACAACAAGACCACCTTTACCTTCTATGTTAACATTAGGTCCTGTAGCGGTAGTATTAATACTTGTAAGACCTCCACTGCTTGGTGTGCCTGTTATTGTAATTGTAGTTCCTGACACTGTAACAGTGTTCCCACCTGCTCCAACTAAAGTTAAGGCTCCCGTAAGAGTATTTAACGACTGAACACTTGAGGCTCCTCCCGGTACTAACCCAATAATGTCGCCAATAGTATAGTTCATTGTTACGTCAGCATTTTCTGCATCTGTACCAATAACTTTATCGTTTACCGTTGGTAGTCCATCAATTGCGTAAGTACTAATTCTTGCCATCTCTTATGCTTTTTTTAATTTTTTCTTTTTAATATCTCCTGTTTGAACATCAATCTCTGCATCTGCTCCGTACTTTTCAGATAAGGATTTTTCTACAACAGAATAATCTTCTTTAACTTTTTCAATTTTATCGAACACTCCTTTTTTAGACAACTCAATGTCTCCAAGTTGTAGTTTTAATTGATTGAACGCATTCAACATTGACTGCACTTGAGTCAATTCGTTTTCTGTTAATTTTTTACTCATTTGATTTTGTATTTAATTATTGTTAGTTACAAAGATACTTAATTTTTAGAAAGGGTTATATACATTAAGCATAAATGAAGTTCCGTCTGCAAGTTGTACTGTTGCAAAAGGAGTTCTACCTTCTGTACTCACCTCCATACCTACAATTGTTGTAGGTTTATTACCATTTACACTTACGGGGAAACTACCACCGTCCTCGCCCGGAGGACCTTGCGGTCCTTGAATACCCTGTGCACCTGTACTTCCTTTCGCACCTGCGGCTCCCGTTGCTCCTTGTGAACCCGTTGACCCTGTACTTCCTCTGTCTCCTTGGATACCTTGAATACCCTGTCCTCCTGTATCACCCTTAGCACCGTTAGACCCATTTGTTCCGGCTGCTCCTCTTGGACCTTGGTCTCCTTGTTTTCCGGGTAATCCTATATCTCCTTGTGGTCCTTGAGCACCGGTTGAACCCGTTGAGCCTTTAGCACCTGCAGCACCGGCTGCACCTGTATCTCCTTTGGCTCCGTTAGTTCCGTTAGTTCCGGCAGCACCTCTTGCTCCTGCGGCACCCGTATCACCCTTTGCACCTGCTGCTCCTGCAGCACCTGTGTCTCCTTTAGCACCGGCTGCTCCTGCTGAACCTGTTGCTCCTTTTGCACCGGCAGAACCTGTTAGTCCGATATCTCCTTGTGGTCCTTGAATCCCCTGAATACCTTGGTCACCCTTAGCACCGGCAGCACCGGCAGAACCTGTTTTACCAATATCTCCCTGAATACCCTGAATACCCTGAATACCTTGGTCTCCCTTAGCACCTGCGGCACCTCTTGCTCCGGTGTCACCTTTAGCACCTGCGGCTCCTGAGGCTCAGGAGACA